CCATGCAAATCATGCTCCCGGCATTGGTGTAGTCGGCATTGGCGGTGCGGCTGCGGCCTGGATCGGCGAGGCGCCCGGCCCCTGCTGGCCCTGGCCTGAGCCCATCTGGCCCATGATCTTCTGCAGGAAGCCGCTGCGCACGACGTTGCGCAACAGGTCCTGCAACTGGGTCTGCTGCACGCCGGCTGTGGGTGCGCCCTGATTGGCATGCCGGGACAACCGGGTTGCCGCCTGCAATGCATCACGGTGCATCGGAGATCCCGCCGGCAGGCCCGGCAAGGCCTGCTGGATCATCGATACCGCCTGCATCAGCATGGTGATGGAATGGGCCTGGTCACCCGGTCCCGGCGCGGACACTTGCGGTCCCTGCTGCCGGCGGGCGAGCGCCGCCATCACCGGGCCGCCTCCTGGCGGCGGGCCTTGCGGCGGTCCGGCGGGTGGGCCTCCGCCTTGCGCGGTGGCATCCGCGCCCTGGCCTACGACATCTGCGCCCTCGTCGGACATCGACATAGCTTGTCACCTTTAGGCGCCGCCCCCGGTCGTTTGAAGGGGCATGCTGTGAGGCAAGGGCGAGGGCGGCGTTTGTCTCGCTAGGTTGGGGACACGAGCGAAACGGCCGAAACCTATCCTATTTGCCCCGCTTGCGTCCACCCCCACCTCCTTGCGATCGGCTGGGGAGCTGCAGCACGTCGCGCATGATGCCTTCCTGCTTCTCCTGTTGCGCCGCTTGGGCCTGCTTCTTCTGGCGCTGCCGCAACCGCGCCAGCAACAGGTCGGCACCGGGCGGGTGCAGCATGTGGATCAGGTCTTCGGCGTCGATGGCCCCAGCCCTGGCCAATGCGATCGCGACTTGGCGATTGTCCTCGGCAAATGCCGGGCTCGCGCTGTGCGAATCGACCTGGACCTGAAAATCGTCCGGAATCTCGTGCAAGGTGAACTCGATCTTGGAATCGCTGGTGATGTAGATTGAGGGGTCCATCGCCTGCATGATGCGCAGGCTCAAATAGCCCGATTCCGCGAGCTGGCGCTCGATGCGCGCCGCCTGGTCGATCAACCGCGGGGAGGAGGTTCGCACAAGCGTCTGCGCATGAACACCAGCTCGCACTCCTGGTTCTCCCTGTCCTGACATTACAGGCGAGAAACCGGAAGCTTCGTCGAACAGTTGGAAGATGAACTGCAGTTCCTCGAGATAGTTTTGCGGCGGCGGATCGACCAGCTTCTCGTGCTTGGCATTTGGATTCGGGTCGTTCAGGAAGCCGCCCTCCTGGATGATCTTGTAGTACTGTTCCTCGGTGATGGACGTGAATCCGGAAAACAGCATCGGCGCATTGACGTTGCGGTCCCACATCACCTTGATGTCGCGCATGCGTTTGTTCAAGACGTCCTGCAGCATCTGGATATCGGCGATCAGCGAGCGGCCCCAGAAATAGCCGGGTGTCGGCTGCGCCTGCAGCTTGATGAACGGGTGATGTCCGGGAACGCGGCTCAAGTTGCGTCTAGTGTCCTCGCCCTCGACGATGATGTCAGGGTAGATCACCTGCAAGGTCGTATAGTCGCCGTCACGATGGGCGTCCTTCACCCATAGCTCGCAAAACTTGACGGTCGGGGTGATGTGCCGCTGCGGCCGCCACGGCGCCGGCACCGGAAACACGTTGACGATGCCTGCGGCCGAGGCCTGGCCGCTCTCCGCGATCGGCTGCGCGCCACCTACCACCATCTGGTGGAAATACGAGGACTGGTCGTCGTCCTGCTCGGTCGGCCGCGCCGAGGCAATGCGATCGAGGATCTGATCCTTTTTCGGATGATCCTTCAGCATGTCCTTGAGTCTAGACATGGTCGGATAGGTGACGTGAACGAACGCCTCTTGTTCGTCCAGCCCAAGAATGGTTTCGCCGAGCACGCCGAAATTAATCGGGTGGACCGGCGCGATCTTGAACGTCTCGCCTTCCGGGGTGTGCTTGAGGAACTGGCAGCCGTTGACCAGCGACCAGGTCAGCGCCTCTGCGAACGTCACGTCACTATCGGAATTGCGATAGTCGGCAGTGAGTTTTTCGGACACCAGCTGCGCGCGCTCCAGCACGCTGTCTTCCTCGCTGGTGTCGTAGATGACGTTGAAGCGCACATCGGTCGGCTGCATCAAAAAGCCGCTTAGCTTTTCGATGAACGGCTTGACCTTGTTGTAGATCGCCGCCTGCACCGAATGCGTACCGCAGTAAAAGTATTGGGCCGCTCTTGTATAAACAAGTCCGCGTTCTAGACTGGACGCGAGACACTCGTCGATAACTTCCTCAACCCACTCTTCAAGGTCGAGCTTGTTTTTTGGAATGCGCAGCATTTCTCCACTCGATTTCCTGGTACACCTGTTTCAAGGTTATCGCGATCATCGAGCTATTCGATCGCATGAAGCCTTCCAGCGCTTTTTCATACGCCTTCAGCTCGGCCATTGTCATCTTCGCCAGCGGCTCGCGGTTGGACAACAGGCGATTTCCGACAATGAGTGGCATTAGTACACCCGCATGGCCCGCCTTTTCGAGATCTCGATCAAATCGGGTTGCTCGCCGCTTTTCAGGTTTGACTGCAGGACATCTAGACCCGATCCATACTTGAGCCGGCTCTGCCGACCGGCGGCGACAGCGCCCTCCAGCGCCTCCCGCGAGCCAACCCAGTGCGAGGCATTGGGCGGCGGCGCCTGGTCTTTGTAGCGCACGGTTGGCGTTGCCTCGCGCCGCTCGTCGCGTTTGATGTCGCTGACGTGGTAATCCTTTTCGAGGATGTCCTCGGTGATTTTCTCGGCCTTCGAGCGCGCGCTGCCGCCGAGGGCGACCGGCTTGAAGTCCTGCGCCATCGCTTGCGCCGAGCAGTTCGGGCATTCCGGACAGGGAGCGTCCCACTGCTCTGCGGTCAAAGTGACGTTGAGGTAGTGGCCACAGGCGTTGCACATGTATGACCGAACGATCATCAGAACACCTCCTTGCGGATTCTGGATTTTCTGTTGATGGCAGCTATCTTCTCCGAAAATGCGAAACTGAGCACGGTCCCCATGTCTTGCGGAGGCCGCTCGCCCTTGATGCTGTCCCAGGTATAGCGGCGCGCCACCAGCATCGGGCGGCGCCACTCGACCCAGGCATGATGCGCCAGCACCAGCGCCGTAACCAGGTCGTCGTTTTCCCCAGTGTCCGGCCCGGCGCCAAGCCAGCCGTCGTCCTCGACGATTGATTGCATCTGCGAGATCAGTTTCGGCGAGCGGATTTCGAGCCGCCGCAGCATCAAGCTATCCCGCAGCTCCGAATAGATCTGATGCTTGTTGTCGGAGTTCGCCTTCCAGGCGATGACGTTGCCGGCGCCACCGAGCGAATCCGGCCGCTTGTACAAGAACCAGCGGATGGCGCCGATGTAGTCGAGGATTTTTTCCGATTCCGGGCCGCCTGCGATAATGCCGCGCTCGGCGAGTTGTCTCAGATTTCTGACCTCTGGCAACACCGCGGCGCCGACGCCGGTAACTTCGAGATTAGCCAGGTGATCGCGATAAGAGCCCGCAAGATGAGCCAGTACCCAAGCAAGCTGATAAGTGAGCGGCCGGTTACTCTGAAATTCAGCCACCTGGACGACACGGTCCGCATAACAGCGCAGCACTTCGATTGCATGATCGTCTGATTCTCCTCCGCCGCCGCCGGATGGGTCGATGCCGATGCAGTAGATGCCCTTGTCCTCCGGCGGCTCCCACACTTTGAGCATGGCATCCTCGGGCCGCGTGACCAAGTCGATGCGCGAGGCCAGGAATTTCTCGTCGAACGAATAGGAGTATCCGCGATAGGGCGGGCTCGCCGGGCCGAGGCTCTCGGCGATCTCCAAGGTGCGCTTGGCGGGGAAGAAACCTGCGCCGCTAGCGATGAAGCATTCACGCTCCGTCCATGGATAGTGTCTAAACATATATTCTTCAGGCTTGAACTCTGCCTCGCGGCGCCACCAGGAAATTTGTTCCGGCGTAATTGTAACGCCGTAGTTCTGTTTGACGAAGCGCGCGCGTTTTAATTCTTCGTCGGTAAGTTTATTATCCCAGTAGATCTGATAGTCGGGATCCGATTTGGGAATGGAGTAGGTTGGTTGACTCCAAAAACCAAGGAACACAAATCGCATGTGGCGATCAACCTTGGCTTGCTGACAAAAATTATACCACCAGTTGAAACCTGAGGCAATTGACTCCCACAAATACAACCTATGCGGGTTTTCCCTTGCGAGGCTGGCTTTCAGGCTTTCGACGCCAGCCAGTGAACGCCACTGAGCGCATTCTGTAGCGTGCATCATGCTTAACGCCCGACTAGCGCCTAGATCCGGGTTGCTGCCAGCGGCGAGCAAATCGATCACGCTACGATTCGCAAATACCATTCCAGTGCGATTGTTCTGGGTCAACCGATGTTCAGCACTGCGCCATTCCAACGGCAGGGTTTCCAAGAGTGATGCAAAGATCCGGCGCAATCGTTCCAGGTTGTCTGTCCGGTCCGCGATGATGCCGCCCTGAACACCGGGGTTTGCGAGTGCCCAGAATAGGGAAATTATTGAACAAGTTGTGGTGGCGGCAACCTGTCTGCATTTCAAAACGACTACTTCGTGAACATCATCTTGTAGTGCGTGTGTTACCGTATCAACGATCATTCGCTGCGACGGCCAAGGCTCGATTTGGCAGCGACCGCTCTCTTTAGTATCGATAGAGACGCTAGTTAGGAGATCGTATATGCCTTGTCTGATCGTTGTCATTTAAGCCATCTCCATCTCAGACGATTGCGTATGTCATGGATGGTAGTAATGCTAACATTGTAGATTTTCGCCACAGCAGCTGTCGTACCTACACTTTCCCGGATTTCACGCACCATTTGCTCAGTTAATTTTGCAGCGTAATGGCGTTCACCTCGATGAGAATTGCCGTTGCGAACACAATCCGCATAATTCTGTTTGTATGTGCCATAGTGAAGATTCTTGAGATTGTTGTTCATTCCGTCGTTGTCCTTGTGTCGAACAATCATTCCGGGTGGTGGCAGGCCCACAAAAGCGCGCATGATCAAGGTATGTACATCATAGCCGTTGTCATGTTCGCCAAGCTTGGCGCGGAGATAAGGACCGGTTTTTGGAGTTTTGAGTACGCGGCCCTTGTAACTACGCCAGTTGTACTTGCCCCATCTGTTCTTGAGGAGAATCTTTTTGTCTATTGATCTCACCCGTCCGAGATTCGAAGCCTCGTAACCTTCATGCCCCGGTATTGCGCGCCACACTTCGCGCGCTACTTTCCTTTTAGCCATGATCTGCTCCTGTTCAGCAGGTTGTGGTCAGGCATCGCAGGCGACTGATACTCGCCTGTGATGCTGTTTAGTCTATGGTGGCTCCACCAACCGCCCGCTCGGCAGCTCCAGATAATACGGCTTCTTATCAAATCGGTTGCCGTCGCGTAAGTGCCAGCGGCCGGCCCGGAACACCAGCACATCGGCCGGCGCGGGGAGCGGCGGCTCCTGCTTGGCCTGGTCATTGTCCGTCATCGCGCGCCTCCGATCATGCGATCGATCACAACGCCGATGCCGATCAGCGCAAACGCGATCATCAATTCGATCAGCATTTCATTTTACCGTTTTGCTGTCAGGATACAGCACATTGCCGGTGACCGGGTCATAGGGCTCACCCGCCCGCGGCATGTGTTGCGGAAAGTTATTGCGGTCCTGTTCACTGCGCATCATGCCGTAATCCTGCAACGACAGGGCCAGCGCTGCAATATCGGCGGGGGTCATCTTGTCGAAACGGCGCGGGCTGTGCATGGGCTCGGCCTGCGCAGCGGCGGCAAGCAGTGCGACCGCGAGGATGAGGGTGATTTTGTTGATCATTCTAGTACTCCTTTTGTTCCTTGCCTTATTTTTGCCTTAAATTTTTTTTTGGTTTTTTTGGAATTTTTAGGCCTTTTTCGCTTTGGGCTTGTCGCCCGTGGCGATCCGCATGGCCTGGACGCGGTCGTACGCTAGCGCTTCTTCCGCAGTCTGGGTCACGATCTCCGGTATCCTGTCGTCCTCGCCATAGATCGAGAGGCACGAGTCGCCGAACCTGATTTCCACACAGCCGAGTTCTGGATACTTCACGACCCTGATCGCTCCAAGACCATAAACGGTGATGTTAGTAACGCGGTAGGACATGCGGGCTCTTCCTTCGCTGCGGGCCTTGGCTGTGGTTCTGGTGCGGGCTTTGGTATGGGTTGTAGCTCAACTGGCGGCACCGACTCGTCGATCAGCCAGGCCATGATCTGGTCGATCTTGCGCCGGTAGTCGGCGAGGCTGATGTCGCCGCCCATCAATCTCAAATCGAGTGTTTCGATGTAGCGAGTAGCGTGGGCGAGGGCACGATCGGTCATTGTGGTCCTACTAAGATCGGAGGCGGCATAAAGATCTTTTCCGTCAAGTGTCGCCATAGATGCAAACAGTATGGATGCAGATTGACATACTGCGATTTCGGCGGATGCAGCTGCATCACACATTCCTCGTCGTCCCAGAACAGATTTTTCACGAAACACATTTCTTCCCAATTGGGCGTGCGTTTATCGATCGAGACCGAGACATGTTCCCAACCATATTCTTCGTCATTGCCTGACGACATGATCTTCAGTTCTTTGCCGCACGGACCTTGAATCACGAACGCGCCATATAGCTTGCCAGCGCTGCTGGCATATACACCGGAACGAATGCGGCCCTCTTCAAGTTTTTCGGAAAGAGTTGACCTCATTGCAGCGTCGTACCTCGCCACTCTTCCTCGCTCACATGACCGCTCTTGATCATCTCGTCGACCGCGGCCGGCACCATCACGTTGATGAACTGGTTCAACATATCCCTGGCGCCGGGGCGCCACTCCGGGCCATGGCAGGCGATGAAGCGCGCCGCTAATTCGCCCACGATCATGCCGACGACTGGTGGGGATAACCCCACCAGCATCGGGGTAATGCGCGCCAGGACTTCCTTGGCCTCGCGCGAGGCGGTCCTGTCCTCTGCGGTGATCATTCCTGCAACTCCTCAAATAACCGGAAATTGCCAGCGGCAAATCCGTTGCTGGTTTGCATGATGTCTCCGAGATAATGCTTACTTTCCTTGCGCTCGATCTCGATTGAGATCATGGAATTGTTGTTCTGCCGGTCTTGGCCGGCAACCACGATGCATTCTATTTTGTCAGAACGCTGCGACGGCAGCCTTGTATCACCCGCATCATTGACCGCCATCCACGCTTCGAACTCGACGGCATATCGGACGATGTCCTTGTCCCGTGCAATTTTCCGCATTTGCGTCAGCATGTCGTCCTTGGGAATGTCCGGCGCAAAGGCGATCAACAAGCGTATGTCGTGCTTGTCCTCGATCAGCCATGTCGTCATCGGCAATCTGCCATCTTCCATGAATCTGCTGCGGGCGGCATCGGTTGCTACTTGCATCAGGTTGTCGAACTTCTGTCTGTAGGTGGTCACTTGTCTTTCCTCCAATCAAATTTCGCTTCGATCATTTGCTGCGCTTGGGTCAGCAAATTGACGGCAGCATCAAAATTGCGGCTCGGCAGTACTTCGACGTGCTGCAGATCTCCCAGTGCGAGTGAGACGAGAGCATGAAGCCTGCCGATCATTTCGGCGAACTCTATGCGTTTCTCAAAATTCTCATCGCGATTTTTCTCAAGCATCTTCACGATCTCCGGGGACATGGCCAAGGTTCCTTTCGTTTCGTTTGCCGGATTCCAATTGTCTCACGAAAGCGCGCGACTGTCCAGAATTCTTTGCGACAGTCGCGCGCGAGTCGCTCATGCGCGAGTCGCCTCTCGCACCGTTTCGATTACGCGCGAGTCGAGCTGCCGGCCATACTTGACGACCAGCTTCGCCGCAGCACGCGCCTGCTTCTGCGTCAGCTTCGCGCGAGCGGCGATGTCGTGACCGAAAGCGGTGTCCAGTTTGTTGAAGCCATGACCGTCGAGCGCCTGGGCGCCGTCACACATTGCCGCGAGCTGCTGCATCGCCTGATGGATCAGGTCCACAACCTCGTCAGAGAGCGGCGCCGGTTGCGGCTCGATCATTTTATTAAGCTCATCAATCTGATCCTGCGTCATTGGATCTTGAAGACGAGGTTTGCGTACGACCGGCTCAGGTTCGATCGGTGCCGCTAGATGCGCGACCTCTGGCAATACCTCGCCCTGATCGATCGCTGCAGAGATCACTTCCATCTTTTCGACGATCAGCTCGGCCATCCGGCCATCCAGTGAGCCGTCAAGCACGATGTGCTGCACAAGCACGCTGTCCGTCTGCCCAATGCGGTGGCAACGGTCCTCTGCTTGCGCGAGCTTGCCGGGCACCCAATCCAGCTCGGCGAACACCACATGCGAGCTGGCGGTAAGCGTATGCCCCTCAGCCATGCTCTGCATGCCGCAGACGATCACGCGCTTGCGCGAGTCGCTCTGGAACGCGTCCACCGCAGCCTGGCGCTGCTCGTTGCTGTTGCGGCCATCGGCCTGCAGCACGCCGTGCTCGTGCAGCTCTGCGGCGATGCCGTCGACCACATCGTGATGGTAGCACATGACCACGATCTTACCCTCAGACTCTTCCAGGCAATCGCGGACATGCTCGATCACGCGAGGCAGCTTCGCGAGTGCGACCTCGTGCCGTACGCGACTCGTCTCCGTAAACGCCACCGCTTCGGCCTGGCGCAGATTGCGCACCGCCTGCTGATACGCGGCGCCGGCTTGGTCGACCGACAGCCGTTCTAGCTCGGCGCGCATGGCCGCAATGCGCGACTCGCTCTCACGCACCACGCGCGATTCCTCTGCGATCGCGTCACGCTCGGCCTGCGACTCCGGCTTGAGCGCGATCACCGCACGCCGCTTTGCCGGCAGCTCTTTCAACACATCTGCCTTCATCCGCCGGACCATGATGCTGGCGCGTAAGCGGCCCTGCAGCTCGTCCAAATGCGAAGCGCCTCTGTAGTCGATGCGACCGCGAAAGCCCGCGCTAGGGCCGCAATAGCGATTGTGGAAGTATCGCCAATTGCGCCCCAGGCCATCAGGGTCCAGCGCGTGCACAAGCGTCCACAGCTCTGTCGGGCGATTGAGGATCGGAGTCCCGGTCAAGAACACGCGGCGCCGCGCTTTGATGCCGCTTTCATCGCGCGAGCCGAGAATGGCATGTGTGCGCTGTGCTTTGGGGTTCTTGATCATGTGACATTCGTCGACGATCAGCAGATCCCATACGCGCGAGTCGATTTGTGCGCGATACTTGTTGACCTGTTCGTAGTTAGTGATCACCACATCGGCCTTGTCAGGCCATATGCCGTTGGTGACCTCAACACGCATATCGCGCGCGAGCCACAGCCGAGCCTCACGTTGCCAGTTCAGCTTTAGCGAAGCCTTGCAGATCACAAGCACGGTCTTGATTGACGGATCGGTGTTTACGATGCCGATTGCTTGCATGGTCTTGCCGAGTCCCATCTCATCCGCAATCAACGTTCCCGGCCGCGCCATCGCGTATTCAACGCCGGCTTTTTGAAACGGGAAAAAGTCCCATCCCTTGGCGGCCACGGCGGCCGATCGCGGAACCTGCAGCGCCGACTCCGCCGCGCGAGAGGCGATGATGGAGGCCTGTTGCGCGAGCTGCTCAGCATCGCGCGAGTCGTTCACGCGAGCCACGAACGCCGCTAGGCTCCAGTCGCCCATTAGAGCCTCGCCGAGCGATTCTTTTTCGGTGAACCATAGCTTGTGCGGCGCGTCAAAGCGAAAGCCGGCGGCCTTTACAGCGTCTTTGACGGCATAGGCGAAAGCGAAACGCGCGACATAGCGCGCGCCTTCCTTGGCGATGGTGATGGTCATTTGCCGGTTCCTTTCAGCTGAACAACGCGAGCAATTCCGCATGACCAGAATCTCGCTCGTGAACTACCTCCTCGTTGAACTTCATATCACCGCGCCATACCGTGACATGGCCATAGCCTGAAAACGCCACGATATAGGTTCGACCATCATCGCCATCAACGATTCGCATTTTACGTGCAAACGTTAGTTTCTTTGCGGCTCCAGTCGTCTCACGCACCGCGCGCTCGCCGCGCTTAGCATCGATCTCAATCCAAAATCGTGCCTCGACGCGGCGTGAACCGTTTGGCCAATCGGTGATCGTGGCTTGCATTCTGGGATTTGTGTAAACGTGTTTCATTTGCCGGTTTCCTTTCAGATTCTATTAGTCGCGTTCATATCCATCAAACCATGAGCCCGACAAACAATTTATTTGACAGACTGCAAAATAAATATCTTGACAACGGACTCGCGCGGCTCGCAGCGAAACCTGGGACTCGAGTCGCTCGCCGCGCTGACGACCACGCGCGGCGCGTGTCAATAGCGCGCGACAAAATATATTTTTTACACAGGCCTTGACAGCAGTGCATAACGATGCTAGTGCAGCCCCAGGTTGCACCGCCATAACGCAACCCAGGGTGGCGCATACCACACCATGCAACCATCCGACCATGGCGACGTCTCTCGGACTTCTGCGCCGCCGGGCGAT